CCGATGTGTTCTACACATGAAGTTCACTGACTGCGACATCCGAAATGGCGACACTGGATGTAGATCTCACTGTAGAGTTAATCGTCTGCTGAAATAGTCTGTAGAGGTAGCTTACTTACATCACGAGGGTCAATTTCAGGAATAGTTTCCCGGATGTCTTGTGGCATGGCGATAAGCTCGACAAAAAGTTGCGAGCTCTCCGTCGCCGTCCCCTGCGCCGGCCCCATCAATCCGACAATAGTGATAAGACCCACGGCGGACATCAGTAAAGAAGACATTTTGAATTTTCCTGGCTGTAAATAAACACGAGTATTTAACATTAAACAGAAATATTACAAACATTCATTACGTGAAGGAGCGCGTCTTTAATTTCAAAAGCAAATGGAATGTTCCGCTGGCTACTGACATTAGCAATATCGGCGACTGCACGCTACGGTTCCCGAAGAGCGACTAACGTCTCCGTTCGAAAACCCGACCGTTGATATAGCGCACGAATCGAATGGCGTGTTTATTTCTGGAACGATCCACGATTTTATCAACGTTTCTGTTGAAATCGCGTCATAATATGACGCATGGGCCAAACCCACGTTATAATTTCTGCCAATAACACAAACCTTCCTCGTTCATTTCAGTTATTCTACCTCCAACGACGCCATTAATAGAGCTTCGCGTTGCCCTCAACAACGATTGGTCCGTTCGATGTTTTTAAATTAAACAATCTGTCACGCATGCAGTGGCGGCAAGTAATGCTGCACGTGCCCGTGGCACCGTGCAAAGTCAACGCATATTGCATATAGCTAAACAAACTACCGCATAACTGTTTTGAGCTTCGAGTCTTTCTCGAACTTGAACCCGCTGAAGTTTCATGTGGCTCGAATCTCATTCGTCTGCTGACTTCAGAAGCGCGGCTGCCGAAGCCGTCGTCGACGAGCGCAAGTAAAAAATGACGTTCATTTCCAACGAGATGGATAACACCTACCGTCACAGCAGATTGCAGCTTTCCAAGTTCTCATTACACAATGAGTATATCAGTATTACTATGTTTTGAATTTAACAGAAAACTGATTGACTATTCCACTCGTAGGTTACTCGAGGTAATCTCGTCTGTAGCTCTGTAGTTTCTGAGGGTAGCTCAGCTCTTATATAGACTTAGCAATAGATGACTTAGCAAATTCTCCGCCTTAGGTGAGCCTCGAATGCTATGTTTAATGTGAATGAAACAAAACGTATCATATCGTATCATTTATTTAAATTCAACAAAATAGGTTACAAATAAGATGTAGGTCAACATATGGGGCATAACATAGAACAAATGGTAGAGAATACTACATTCTAGAATAAGTGAAGGGGACTGTACTAGGAAAATACATAGATGAGTTTTACATTTTCAAGTCTTCGACGACCGTGGTGTTCTTCTCGAAAATCTTGTGAAGATAATACTGCGCACGTAGTTTGAAGATATTAGTTTCGTTCGCAGACTTCATTAACTGTGCATACGGTTCTAATTTGTCAACGCTACTCAGAGGCTGACACTTACCGATGCCGAAGCGAAAACAAATAAAATCTTCAGGTATGGTTTGACCAATTCGCAGTTCTTGCTGCCGGCAACACGGCTCGGTGCGGCCGATGTCCGTGCACTGCGAATATACAAAATAACATCGTATAAGTATGCAAAACATGGAAAATTCAGGGAGGTAGCAGAGTTATACTTATTGAAATGGTATACACTTGACACACCTGCTGCTTCTCTCGCCTATCAAGGCATTTTGTAAGCCGTGGGGGTTACATCCGAAATGGGGACACAGCAGGACGTACATCTCATTGTAGAGTTGCTCGCCTGCTTAAATGGTCTAATATTACGATCGGTAGCAAAGACAATCAATTACTTACATGAGCGTAATTAGGAATGCATTCCCGGTCCCGGATGATGTCTGGCATGCCAGGATCCTTGGTTTGAGATGGCGCCATCATCCTCGCCATCGCCGGTCCCGCCACTAACGCAACGATGACAAGACCCAGAACGAACATCCCTACCAGAGCCACGGTGTATTTTCCTGACTGTAATAAAAAAAACACAAATATGACACAAACACTTAATGCGTGAGGGAGTACGTCTAAAATCTCGATTAAGGCTATTGTATAGAAGGAAACTAAACACTGCACTAGCTACTTACATTGGATCGAACGTTGTCCATCTTCACCTCACTGCTTCTGAAGAGAAACTGACTACCGCTCGGGAACCTGACAGTTTATATATTGACATGAAACACGGGAATTGACTGGTCAACGACATGTGAATCGATCTTTTTACACACGTCACAATTCAACAAACATCACGATACGTGCGCAAACAAGGGACCACAAAGGTCACGGAGTACAGGAAACTCATATGTCATGACATTTTTATGTGGTTTTGCTAGTACCTAAGCGCAAATAAGGGGTGATTAATCGCTACCGTATTCGGTCGACTATGTTGCTGCGCGTAAAATACCAAAATACAGAAGTAACTAGTGAGAATCTGCATCCCAAATGTTTTAATGAGGTATTGTTATAGTATATTTGACCGCGAGGTAGCTGATACGAATTTCACAGCGGAATCACGTTGAAGGCAGCATATAACTTGAAACGTTTTTCAACGAGATAGATAGCACTCGTTGCACCTAGGTACATTGTGAAACGATAAGCTCATGTCATACCGCACAGCGTCGTTCGTAGCGATTCTGTGACTGCGGAACGTGTTCCCGCATTAATAAGCGTTTCAGGCAAAAACAAATCTACTCTGCCGAGTCGATATGTCAATGTTTCACAATGTTGGAGCGGGCGAGATGCATTCGCAGCTGCTTCTGCATTGGATTTGATGCTGGCATCCTGTGAACACGTCGTCAATCGTGCAAGTGCATTGCTCACAGTGCCATCGAACATTCGCTGTGGTTGCCGTAAACCTCTACATCAATTGATCAAGTTCTAAGCGCTAGAAATCTATCTAAACGGTGTGTGTCGTTTAGTACTGAAAACCAGCGACCCGAACGTTTGCCGCGCGATACCTCCTATTCACTTGATTGCATAATGAGCCAAGTAGGAGTAGCAAGCACGGCAAACCTCACGTTTTTTTTCCTCGTGCATCAAATGTGCATAGAACCTATTGTGTCCAGTATCTCCAGGATTTTCTTAACAAACTTCTTTGATGGTAACCGGAGCGTCCAGTAGCATGACGCAATAAGTCGCAATGTGCGGCGTTCACACGACAATTCACACGACGATTCATATGTGATAAGAGATAGGTAGGTATATGTTTTGGGCGGGCTCCGATCTGCGCTATCGGACGAAGAGATCATACGCGGCCACGGTCAATGTGATAAGAGGAAAACATAGTTCTAAAATTGTTCACTATCCACATCTAATGACATTATATCAGATCGATTGGAACAGACGTGTCAACGTGATCGCGCTGCGTATGGTAAGCAGAGTGATGTCTAGAAGATCTCGAAACCACCTCTAGGAAACCTCACGTTCCTCTTCCTAATGTAGAACTGTATGTACAACGTCTTTTATCTTTGTTACAGAATTTCCTAGCTCTTCAATTTCTCCGCTAAGATGCTGGTCTTGATTGCTGCTGCTCTTCACCGTGTTATACGCAGGCGTTTTCTACTGTGCCTACGCATTAGCAGGCGCCTTGGTAGCGATATGGACATGTAACTAGACCTCGGTGACGGCGGACTGAAATACTCCTCGCAACGACTCACAAATAGCATCGTGGAGAATAATTGTTATTGTAGTTATAATACAAATGTACCTACTTGTATTTTCTTGCGGAAAACCGCCGTCACGACTAATGTAAAGTTGGCAATGTCGCCAGTTGGTAAAATGAATAAACACTCTAAAAAAATCAACCGTTGTTTTATTTGCCGTAATATGCATATCTTTAGCTATGAAGCTCCTGCAACCATGGGGGCAGGGTTGATGGGTCGAGCGCTACGGCTTAGGAGTTGACATCGTTGCATGATAGAGCTTCGTCTCCTGACTTGAAAAAATATTATGTGCTATGCTTAAATTAAACAAGACAAATTATATAATACATCATTTATTTTCAAGAACTCGCAATCCCAAGACATTGGATGTTTTGTTTTTATTATATCAGATAACTTATAAACAAGATGCGGGCTAATATATTTGGCACAGTACAAAACGTATGGTAGAAAATACTACATTCTAGAAAAAGTACATATTTGAGTTTTACACTTTCAAGTCCTTAGACGGTACTGAAGCAGCATCAGGTATATAGTACATCAACACGCGCTTCATCGGAACAGCATTGGACTCTGCGGTTACATTATCAGGCTTTGTTGAAACATCGTGCAACTTCGAATCCGTAGTTGTCTTCTTGACAATGTCAAGCTTACAAGCCCGTTCGAACGTACGTAGGAAATTGGGATGTTTTAGCACTATACCTAACAGAGCATGCTTATCTACTCCAGCTAACAAACCCTGCCCCTTCAAGACCTCGACGTAGCCGTCTAAGAAAAAACAAGTGAATTGTTGTGATCCGTCTGGACAAAATTGATGTTTCTGCGGGCAACAAATCGTGTAGACCTGCAAGTACACAAAATAACATCGAATTAGTTGAAGTTTGTAAAGTATATGTCAAACACAGAAAATATTGGGAGGTTTGGGAAATTCGTTGAAGTTTCTAAGATATGCCAAAGAGAGAAAATATGTATATGAATAAGTATATTTTTTGAGATGGCACTTGACAAACCTGCTTCTATCGCCTATAAAGGCATTTGGTAACCAGGGAGCAGCTGCTGCAG